GGCGGCACGGGTGGCCCAGGTTCTGGCCGAGATGGCGGCGGTTCAGACCGCCGGAATCGAGCAGAAGGCGGTTATCGAGGAGGTGTTGCGCATCTCGCCAAGCGGTTCACGGGAGAACAATTTGCGGGCCGCGAAGCGCGCGCTGGCCAAGTTTGTGGCCGACGGGGAGAGCGATTACGTGCTGCAGGACGGCTGCATATCTGTGATTGAGCAATAAAGTGCACGCAAAAAATTACACGCCAAAACCGGACAGGCAGACAAGTAACCAATTTTCTGGTTGTCCGTCCGGTTTGTGCAGTCCCCAAAACCGGACGGACAGGCACGGGGGTCTAGGAACCCGTGCTTGTCTGTCCGGTGGAGACGGGGTCCGATGTCCGGGAATGTGCAAAGTTTTGCGCGTTCAGGTTGACCCGGTGAGTGTGCAAAATTTTGCAGAGGCGGCGGCGGCATGATCGCGCGGACCGTCGGTGTGAACGATCTGGGCCGCCGGGTGGGAGAGAGCCATCACAACGCCAAACTGACCGACTGCGACGTGGAGCTGATGCTGGCCCTGCACGGTGAGGGCTGGGGCTATCGGCGGCTGGCGGCGAAGTTCGAGTGCAGCCGGTCGCTGGTGCGGTACATCATCAAAGGCCGTTGGCGGGCTCAGGTGGCGACGGGCTGGAGGAGGGTGCGTTGATCGGGGTGCACGTAACCGGGTGAGGCGGCCGCATCCTTGTGGGCATGTACGCAGACCGCGAAGCCCTTGTTGACGAAATTTGTGCCCGCTTGAGTAAGGGGGAGCCGCTGGCCCAGATTTGCCGCGATGTGCACATGCCCGAGCGCACCGTGGTCTACGACTGGGCCAATGCAGACAAAGACATCGCCCAACGCATCGCGCACGCGCGGAATATCGGCTATGACGCTATCGCCGACGACTGCTTTGTGATCGCGGACGACACGACGAAGGACTACAAGCAGACCAAAAAGGGCCTTGCGTTTGATCCCGAGCACGTCCAGCGCTCAAAGCTGCGCATCGAGACCCGATTGAAGCTGTTGGCCAAGTGGGACCCGAAGCGCTACGGCGAGCGCCAGCACGTTGAGCACAGCGGCAGCATCGACTCGGCCACGACCATCATCGAGGCGCGAAAGCGCAGTGGGCGAGGTTGATTCAGAGCTGATGCTGGCCCAGGACATGGGCCAGTTCTTCGCCGATCCGCTCGGGTGGGTGCTGTACGCCTACCAGTGGGATACCGACCCCGCGCTGCAGGTGGTCAAGCTGCCCAGCCCCTGGAATCTGCTTTACCCCAGCGAGTACGGGCCTGATGCCTGGGCTTGTGAGTTTCTGGACAATCTGGGCCGCCAAGTGCGGGAGCATGACTTCGACGGGCACACGCCGGTGCCCGCCATCATGGAAGCCATCAGCTCTGGCCACGGTATCGGCAAATCGGCCATGGTGGGGTGGCTGGTGGGCTGGATCATGTCAACCCGGCCCTATGCCCACGGCACCGTGACCGCCACCACCAGCGATCAGCTCAGTTCCAAGACGTGGGCCGAGATTGCCAAGTGGAACAAGCGCAGCATCACCGGCCACTGGTTCGACATCACCACCGGCAAGGGCGCTATGCGCATGGTGCACAAGCAGCACCGTGAATCGTGGTTCTGTGCGGCCCAGACCTGCCGCGAGGAGAACAGCGAGGCCTTCGCCGGGCAGCACGCGGTGAACAGCACCAGTTTTTACATTTTCGACGAGGCCTCGGGCGTGCCCAACAAGATCTGGGAAGTGTCCAAGGGCGGTATGACCGACGGTGAGCCGATGTGGTTTGCCTTTGGGAACCCCACGCGCAACACCGGGGCGTTTGCCGATTGCTTCGGCGCCCAGCGCCATCGCTGGCACGGCCAGCACATCGACAGTCGCAGTGTGGCCATAACCAACAAGGCCTTGCTGGCCGAGTGGGTGAAGGACTACGGCGAGGGCAGCGATTTCGTCAAGGTGCGCGTGCGCGGGGTGTTCCCCAGCGCGTCGAGCCTGCAGCTCATTGCCCGCGACCTGGTCGACCAGGCCATGGCGCGACCGGCCAATGAGCTGCAGCTGGTTGGCCGTACCTGTGCGGTGGGTGTTGATGTGGCGCGCTTCGGGGATGACCAGAGCGTGATTCGCACGCGCATCGGCCGCGACGGCACAACCATACCGGTAAAGCGGTTCCGCGAGCTCGACACGATGCAGCTGGCCAGTCGGGTAGCCGAGCACATGGACTACCTGCGCGGGCTGGGCCTGCACCCCGTGGTGTTTGTCGACGGCGGTGGCGTCGGGGGCGGCGTAGTGGATCGCTTGCGCCAGATGGACCGCGAGGTGATCGAGGTGCAGTTCGGCGGCAAGCCCGATGACCCGGGCAAGTACAAAAACAAGCGCGCCGAGATGTGGGGCCGGGTCAAGGAGTGGCTGGCCATAGGCAGCTTGCCCAAGGATGAAACGCTGGCCATCGACCTGACCAGCGTGGAGTACCAGTTCACCCTGACCGACCAGATCCAGCTTGAGAGCAAGGAGCACATGAAGGCGCGCGGCCTGGCCAGCCCCGACGATGGCGATGCGCTGGCCCTGACCTTTGCCTACCCCGTGCCCGAGCACGTGCCGGCCGACCGCCAACCCGGTGCACGTAACCCGGTCAAGAGGCGGGAATATGACCCCTACGAATCAATGAAGGGCTGACCATGTGCGAACCTGCAACCATTGGCATGATGCTCGGCGCCTCGGCCAGCTCGGCCGCTGCCGTGGGCACCATGGCGTATGTCGGCGCGGCCAGTGTGGCGGCGCAGGCCTACAGCGCGAACAAGGCGGCCAGCGCCCAGAACAAGGCCACCGCGCAGGCAACGGCAGCGGCCAAAGCCCAGGCGGATGCCGCCGACCAGGCCAACAACAAGGCCAACGCCCGCACCGCTGACATCGGCGCCATGCAGTCCTCGGCCGAGCAGGCCGCCAAGGGCGGGGTGGGCGGCACGCTGCTGACCGGCCCGCAAGGCGTTGATCCCAAGGCCCTGCTGCTGGGCAAGACCACGCTGCTGGGGGGCTGATGGCCGACACGCCCCGCGATCGTCTGTACGCCCGATGGGGAATGCTCAAGAACGAGCGTTCCAGCTGGATGGCGCACTGGACCGAGATCAGCCAATACGTCCTGCCGCGCTCGGGGCGCTTCTTCGTGCAGGATCGCAACCGGGGCGACAAGCGGCACAACAGCATCAACGACAACACCGGCACCAAAGCGCTGCGCGTGCTGGCCGCCGGCATGATGGCCGGCATGACCAGCCCGGCACGGCCGTGGTTTCGTCTGGCCACGCCCGACGCGGATCTGAACAAAAGCCCGGCGGTCAAGCTGTGGCTGGCCCAGGTCACCCGGTTGATGCTCGACATCTTCGGCAAGGGCAACACCTACCGCGCGCTGCACTCGGGCTACGAGGAGCTGGGCGCCTTCGGCACGATGTCGTCCATCCTGATGCCGGATTACAAAAACGTGATCCACCAATACCCGCTGACCGCCGGCGAGTACTGCCTGGCGACGAACTGGAAAGGCGAGGTGGTCACGCTGTACCGCGAATTCCAGAAGACCGTCGGCGAGATCGTCGGCGAGTTCGGCCCGGGGAGCTGTAGCGAGACCGTGCGCCAGCAGTTCAACCGGGGCAATCTGGACGTGTGGATCACTCTGGTGCACGCCATCGAGCCGCGCGCGGATCGCGACTCGACCAAGCGCGACAGTCGGAACATGGCCTGGAAGTCGGTTTACTTCGAGCTCAGTGGCGAGAAGGGCAAGTACCTGAGCGAAGGCGGCTTTCGTCGCTTCCCTGCGCTGGCTGCGCGCTGGGCCACCTCGGGCGGCGATGTGTACGGCAACAGCCCGGGCATGGATGCGCTGGGCGACATCAAGCAGCTGCAGCACGAGCAGCTGCGCAAGGCCCAGGGCATCGACTACCAGACCAAGCCACCCCTGCAGGCGCCCACCAGCATGAAGGGCCGTGAGGTCGATGTGCTGCCTGGCGGTATCAGCTATGTGGACATGACGGGGCCGTCGGCCGGGCTTAAAACGGCATTCGAGGTGCAGCTCGACCTATCCCACCTGCTGGTAGACATCCAGGACGTGCGCGAGCGCATCCGCGGTGCGTTCAGTGCCGACTTGTTCCTGATGCTGGCCAACAGCACCAACCCGCAAATGACGGCCACCGAAGTCGCCGAACGGCACGAGGAAAAGCTGCTGATGCTGGGCCCGGTGTTGGAGCGCTTGCACTCCGAGATGCTGGACCCGCTGATCGAGGGCACGTTCGAGCACATGCTGGCCGCCGGCATCGTGCCGCCACCACCGCCCGAGCTGCAGGGCATGGATCTGAATGTGGAGTTCGTCTCCATGCTGGCCCAGGCCCAGCGCGCCATCGCCACCAACAGCGTGGACCGCTTCGTCGGCAACCTCGGCCAGGTGGCCACGTTCAAGCCCGACGTGCTCGACAAGTTCGACGGCGACGTGTGGGTCGACAAATACAGCGACATGCTGGGCGTCGACCCTGAGCTGATCGTGGCCAACGACAAGGTGGCCCTGGTGCGCAATGCGCGCGCCAAACAGCAGGCCCAGGCCGCCCGGGTGGCGCAAGCCGAGCAGGCCGCAAGCGCGGCGCAGAAGTTGGGCACGGTGGCAACACCCAGCGGCAACGCGGCCAGTGACGTGATTCAAAACTTTTCCGGCTACACCTCGTAAGGACCGACCATGATCATTCAACCCACCAAAACCGCCACCGGCAACACCCGGGCCTTTGTCCTGACCTGGCCGGGCCTGCTCAACGGCGACACGGGCGAGCCCATCGCGTTCTCACAGTACACCGACAAGAGCGCCCAGGTGGTGGGCGACTTTGGCGTCGGCGGCGTGGTTGCCCTGGAGGGCAGCAACAACGGCGCCGACTGGTCCGTGCTGACCGATCCGCAAGGCAACCCGCTGAACTTCTCGACAGCCAAGATCGAGATGGTCGCCGAGGCCACGGCCTTTGTGCGGCCCCGCGTGCTGGCGGGCGATGGCTCCACCAGCCTGGCCTTGATCCTGCTTTTGAAGGAGTAACCCCATGAACGAGTACTTGAAAGCCGCCGACGACGCGCGCCGACTGCTGCGCGGCTTCGCAGCGGTGCAGGAAGTGGCCGATGCCTTCGACAAGGTGGGCGGTCTGCAGCAGGCCCAGGCCGAGGCCGAGGCCGCGCTGGCCCGGCTGCAGGAACAGATCCTGGCCGAGCAAGCCGAGGTGGTAGCAGCGCGCGAGCAGCTGGCCGCTGCCATCGACAGCGCGGCCAGCGTGCAGGACGAGGCCAAGCGGGTGCTGCGCGATGCGCAGGACGAGGCCGCGGGCGTGCTCGAGCGCGCCACCGAGCAGGCCAACCTGCTGCGTCAGGAGACCAGCGAATGGATCACCGCCGAGCGCGCCAAGCGGGACGAGCTGTTCGCGGCGAGCGCCGCCCAGTACAACGCCCTCACGGCCGAAGTGGCCGAACTCGAAGCGCGGGCCGGCGAGGCACGCACCTATCTCGCAAAACTGGCAGGAGGTTGAACGATGCGAATCACTTGCACCACAACATTCCTCGACGGCACCGACCGGTACGAGGCCGGAGACGTTCGCACGGTGCCCGATGACCGCGGCGCCTACTTCGTCGCCAACGGCTGGGCCGCCCCGGCTGGTGACGAACCCCGCGAGCAGTTCGACGGCGCGGTGACCTTGGACGTGCAAAGCACTGCCACCGCTACAGGAGACAGCAATGGGTAAAGCCGCTCCGAACATTGTGCTCGATGGCTCGCTGGACGTGATCGCCACGGCCACGCGCATGATCGCCTGCAGCGCGCAGCCGACCACCTACACAGAGGCCAATGCAACCTATGCGCTGGCGGATGTGACCATGGCCGGCGGCGACTTCACCAAAGCGGCCGGCGACGTGAGCGGGCGCAAGGTCACGATGGGGGCCAAAAGCGCCGTCCTGATCGACGTCAGCGGCACGGCCACCCACGTCGCCCTGGTGCGGGTCTCCGACTCGACGCTGATCTACGTCACCACCTGCACAAGCCAGGCGCTGACAGCCAACGGCTCGAACACCGTCAACTTCCCTGCCTGGGACATTGAAGTCGCGGCCCCGACCTGAGAGACCACCATGACCCCAGAACAGAAGCTCGCGCTCAAGAACGACATTGTCACCAAGCAGGCCAGCGGCCAGCCGCTGTTCGGCATCACAAGCGAAACGCTGATTGCGGCATACTACAACGCCGACAGCGCATTGAAGGCCTGGCGCACGGAAGTGTCCACCAAGACAATCCGCGCAGCGATCACGTTTTCGAGCTACACGCCGAACGACGCGGCGGACAACACGGCCACCTTCACCAACCGGGCTCTGCTGGCACAGACCAAGCAGATCAATTTGCAGATCATGTTGCAAGGCTTGGAGTCCGTGGATATGAGCCTGCCCCAGGCGCGGGCCGATCTGCGCGATGCGGTGATTCAACTGCCGACCGGCGTTGGCGGCGCGATGGCCTCTGCTGGCGGTGCTGGTGGCGTCAACACGCTGAACGCCTGCACGCGCCTTGCTACCGTGGCTGAATTGCTGTTGGCCGCGCCAGTCATTGCCAGCGACACCACCGGGCCTGTCACGGCGCGGGTGTTGACCTGGCAGGGCAAGCTCGACGAGCAGCTAGTGAGTGACATCGTTGGTGGGCGGTAAGCCATGACCACGGAAAACATTGCATACGGCAGCTACACGGCGCTGACCGTCACAAACCTGCAATCACTGGCGAACGACTCGACAGACCCGTTTGGCGCGTGGCAAAGCGACATCGTTGACAACCGCACCACCAAGGCGATTGACTACGAGGTGTTGATTAAGCTGTCCACGGCAGCAACAGCACCAGCCAATGACGCAACGGCCTATGTGTACTTGGTGCCATGGATGCATGACGGAACATCATGGGTGCCCATGGGCAACTTCGGCACCACCACGCGGCCCACCGGGGTAGAAGGCGCTGCCAGCGTTAGCGACCCCAACTCCATGCGACCAACAGCCAGCCTACCGTACAAGATCACCGGCCAGCCATTGGATGGCTATCTGACCGTGGCGGCAAACTGCGGCGGCATCGTGCCAGATGGCTGGAGCCTTGCAATCCGCAATTGCACGGGCGCGGCCTTTGGTACGGGCTGCGTCGTAGCTTTCAAGGCGATCACAGCCACCAACGCTTAAAAGGCGCCATCATGACGCGTTTGCTGATCCCACACGCCGATCAGCCGCAGGGAGTAGTTAGGCCGAACCGCGCTCACTTCTTCGGCGCCGAGTGCGACTATCTATGGACGCCGGGCAACGATGGCGGGAAAATCCCCAAGGTCCGCACCTTCAACGGTCTGGCCGGCGTGCCGAACGCGGCATTCAACACTGGAACGAGCCGCAATCTTGGCTTGCGCCCATGGTGCTCTGTGCTGGTGATGATGTTTCCGACTGCGACACAGTCGGGAACACTGTTCAACGCCGGCAACAACACAGGCGGCGCTCGACTGTTGGTCGCTACTGGCGGATCGTCGATTCAGTTGAATTGGGTTGCGAACACGGTTGGGAGCGGCACAAACCAGCTTGTCGAAACTGGCATCACGGCGTTCAACAAGATCGCTGGTGTGCTGGTGACGAACTGGACCGCGTCTGGTCAGACATCGTGGTTCAAGCGACCTGGCAAGCCGGTATTCACGTTCAGCGATGCGCTGGCAATCGTGTCACCAACCGATTTCAGCGTGGTACTCGCCACGTCTGGGACCATCGGCGTTGAACTGGCGGCTATCTCTTCTGGGATTCTGAACCAGACACAGGTTCGCAGCCTGCTTGAGAACCCGTGGCAGATTGTGGAGCCACTGCCGCGTAACAGCCGAGTGCGAGCTGCGACTGGCGGCACCCCGACCCTGACCGTCGCCGACGCCACGCACGGCCACACCGCCGACAGCCTGGTGCTGACATCGAGCACGGCCCTGGTGATCGCCGACGCGACCCACGGGCATACGGCGGACAATCTGACCTTGGACGCCACCACCGGCACCAGCTTGACCGTGGCGGACGCCACGCACGCGCACACAGCTGACGCGCTGACGCTGAGCACCGATGCCTGGCTGACCGTGGCCGATGCGCTGCATGGGCATGCTGCGGATAACCTGGCCCTTACCCTGGATACGTGGCTGGTCGTGGCCGATGCCTTGCACGCGCACGCCGCTGACAACCTCGACCTGTCGGGCGCCCCCGCGCTGCTGATCGCCGACGCTCTGCACGCGCACGCCGCTGACAATCTCGCGCTGACGCTGGACACGTGGCTGGCCATCCAGGACGCGGTCCACGCGCACACGGCTGACAACCTGCACTTTGGCGGCCTCTACAGCACGCTGGACCTGATCTACAAGATCCTGGCCAACCGCCAAGAGCTGAACCCCACCACCGGCAAGTTCACGCTCTACGACGACGACGGGGTGTCGATCCTGTACCAGGCCAACGCCTGGGCCGATGCCGCCGGCACCATTCCCTACACGGGCGGCACTCTCGCGCGCATTGACGCGCTCGCGTGATGGCGACTGAGGAGCAGATCCTGGCCGTGCTCACCGGGCGCAAGGTGTTCGATGGCAACACCTGGCGTGTCTACGACCCCGGCGGCACCGAGCTGGCCCACCCTGGCGGGGTGCTCTGGCGCGGCGTGCACGGGGCGCTGCTGTGGAACGTCAACGCGGTGCGCGCCAGCCTGGTGCCCATCTTCGTGCGCCGGCGTCGCGGCCGGTAGGTGGTGCACGTAACGCGCACAGGCGCGCCTAACCTGCAGGCCTCTATGCAGGAATTTCGCAATCTTCAAGGTGAACCAAATGTGAGCCCGACATGAGCACGCCCGACTACGACCCCCACGATCTGCCCGGCCAGGCCGCTGCACTCAAGACCCGAGAGCAGCAGGACAAGCTCGCCGCGCAGACCGACGTGGACGACACCAAGTGGCTGATGTCCACCAAGCGCGGCCGGCGCGTGCTGTGGCGGGTGCTCGACCGGGCGGGGGTTTTCCGGCTGTCCTTCAACACCAACGCGATGTCCATGGCATTCGCCGAGGGTTGCAAGAACGAGGGCCTGCGCACGCTGGCCCTGATCCAGCAGGCCAGTCCCGAGCTGTACCCAATCATGTTGAAAGAAGCACGCGAATGAAGTTCAAGCATTTTCGACTGCAAGGCGCCGAAGGGGCTCAGACCTCGACCGGCGGTGCCGCGACGACCCCGACACCTGCAGCCCCGGCCACATCGGCCCCGGCTGCATCAACCCTTTTGAGTGAAGGCGACAACACCAACACCGCCGACACGCAAACCGCAGAGGCCCCAGCGGCCGACGCAAGCAAGCAGCCCCCTACCGACAAACCCGAAGGGAAGCCCGAGGGTGAGAAGGACGGCGAGGGTGCACCGCCCGCAAAGGCGGCGCCTGAGAAGTACGAGCTGGCCGCGCCCGAGGGGGTGAAGCTGGACACGGAATTGCTCGGAGAGTTCGAGGGCCTGGCCCGCGAGCTCGACCTCACCCAGGAAGCAGCGCAAAAAGTGACCGACATCGGCGCGAAACTCGCGCAGAAGTGGGCCACCCAGCAGGCTGAACTGATCCAGACGGCAGCAGCCGAATGGGCCACGGCCTCGCGTACCGACAAGGAATTCGGCGGCGACAAGCTGGCCGAGAACCTGGCCGTCGGCGAGAAAGCGCTGGACGCCTTTGGCTCCCCAGAGCTGCGCACGCTGCTGAAAGAGTCCCGATTCGGCAACCACCCCGAAGTGATCCGCTTCATGGTGCGCGCTGGCCGGGCGATCAGTGAGGACCGCATGGTCACCGGCGGTGCCGGCCCCAAGGGCGAGCAGTCGCTGGCCCAGCGCATGTATCCCGACATGAACCCGTAACTTTGAAAGGCTACCCACCATGGCAACCCTATCCGCAGGCCAGCTCACCCTGGCAGACTTCTCCAAACGCATGGGGCCGGACGGCAAGATCGACCCCATCGCCGAGATGCTGAGTCAGCAGAACGAGATCCTGGAAGACATCGTTTACCGCGAGGCCAACCAGCCCACCAGTCACGTCGTGACGGTTCGCACCGGCTTGCCTGCGGTCTACTGGCGCCAGTACAACGCTGGCGTACCGTCCAGCAAGTCGACCACTGCGCAAGTCACCGAGCCGCTGGCCATGCTTGAAGGCCGCAGCCACATCGACGCCAAGCTGTTGACCCTTAACGGCAACAGCGCGGGCTTTCGCCTGTCGGAAGAATCCCCGTTCATCGAGGCCATGGGCCTGGAGATGGTCAGCAAGCTGTTCAACGGCAACGTGAGCACCGACCTGAAAACCTTCTCCGGCTTGGCCACGCGCTACAGCTCCACCAGCGCAGGCAACGGCGGCAACATCATCCTGGGTGGTGGCGCCGGCTCGGACAACGCATCGATGTACCTGGTGGTGTGGGGTGACCAGACCGTGTTCTGTCCGTTCCCCAAGGGCTCGCGCGCAGGCCTGGCGACCCGCGACCTGGGCGAAGAGTCGGTATCTGATGGCAACGGCGGCTGGTATCAGGCCGCGCGCTCGCTGTTCCAGTGGGATGCCGGCCTGGTGGTGAAGGACTGGCGCTATGTGGTGCGCATCCCCAACATCGACGTTTCGGATTGGGTGGGCGTCACCGGCTCGCAGGCCAGCACCGCGGCGACCAACCTGATCAAGCTGATGATGCGCGCCATCGCCCGCATCCCCAACTTCCAGATGGGTCGCGCCGCGTTCTACTGCAACCGCTCGATTCAAGAGGGCCTGATGATCCAGGCGCTGGAGAAGTCGAGCAGCGCGCTGGGCATCAAGC